ACGCAATTTCGTGCTCAAAAGCGTAATACCGTTCATCCGAGAAGACCGAAGGCACGTCTTCAAGGATGAGCCTGTCGCAGAGATAGTCCATATCGTAGAGACCGATGTCATACTTGGCCATGACCACTTCCAGAAACTCATCATCAGAGAGGACCAAATCGTCGTTAAGTGCAGCTTGCAAAACGTCCTGAGAACCGGAAACGTCCTGGCGCGCAAACCAAGTTAAGTCGAGCAACTTAACGCGCGAAATGGCCACTCCCGTGGAGCGGAATCGTTGTAAAAAGCGGTCACGCAAATAGCCGACGTGACGGAACTCGTATGCATAAGAAAGGGACTTCCCAGCCATGTACTCACCATCACTGACATCTTGATTGCGGTTAGCCCGTGCATTGAACCTACACAAAGCCTTGCCAATGAGGGGTACCATGGCGTTCTGATCACCTTTCGGTACAAAAAACCGAGATAGGAAAGTTAGATCACAATACAACCTTCGCTCGCGAGCCTTAAGCTTCATCCCAGCGTTGGAGCAATGTTCGATCCACAACTTGACAGCGATTCCTGATTCTCTTGTACGAGCAGCAATATCATCGCCGAGCACTGCTATTCGAGTACCAAGAACTCTTTGTTCGACACAAAAAGAATACCAAAGACACATGTTCCAAACAGTGTTACGTCCAGTGGTGTCAGTGCCCCCTGTGGCCAATTGATAGAATAGGGTGGATGACAATCCATACTCAAAGGACTTAACGTCAAAGGACTTTGATAACTTTCGGTAGAGCTTGGTATACCATGGCGGGGCTCCACTAACTTTCAACCAGTAGGCAAAAATTTCATGCACTTCCTTCAGTTGGCTCCGATCATTTGCCGAAAAATCGCCTTCGTAAAATTTACCAGGACCTGCCATGAAGTCGGCTATGACAGTATCCTTTTTCGAATAAGCGAAACAAATGGCCTCAACCTGAGGGCATGAAAACCTGTCTAACGCGTAATTCAAACGTTTATTGAACTCATCTTGAAGAGGTCCCGTGACGACGTTGTACTCGTCGGAACCTACGTAGATAATACGCGGAGCCCAAGTCGGATCGTTCCGTTTAAGGAGCACTTCACCCTTAACCATAAGAGACCTGGTTGAAAGGGTGCGGAAA